GAAGCGCCAACACGCCGCTGGTGTCAGCAGTGTTTACTAAGCCTGCACTGGTGCTGGCATTGATTGTTACAGCCATTATGTGTTCTCCTCATCTGCGGGTAGTGGTGTGTTGCCCTCTGCAAGCCACTTGACGTACTCTTTAGCAGTCACTAAGCAAGACTCTTGTTTGCCATCAGGCCACTCACGCCACACAACTTGCGTTGATTGCATAGGCATCAGAGGCATCAATTTCCAAATTGGTTCGTTCATAATTCACATCCTGTAAATTGAATTTGTGATGCTGTTCCCACACCTAAACTACAAGGTCTAAATTGGGTAACGGCTGAAACACTAACACCACTAATTAAAAATTGAGTAGTGTTTGCTGTTATAAAACTAAAACTTGCTAATGTTGTATTTGTAGCACCATCTGATGTAATAAATCCACCAGCGGTTGTAGTGATAATCCCCGTTGGCGCAACACGAGGTTGAACTACTGGGGTGTAAATAAAATATGAACCTAAAGTAGAAAAATTAAAACCAGCATATCCATAAGTTGTACCAGCGGAATTTCCTTGAATTACTGGCAAGTAGCGTTGACAAAGTTGCAACTCAGTCCCATAAGGTCTGTAATCAAAGCTAGTTGCTGTTGAGCCTTTTTCTAACTGTACGCCTGTGATGTAGAAAGTTGCGCCATTTGTTCCGACTACTGATGTTGCGCCTGTGGCTGAAAGATAGTTAGTTGCTGACCACGCTCCAGAAGTTCCACTATAAGTAGAGCCAACACCAAGACTCCAAAAAACTTCAACACCAATTCCATTTGTTGCCCCAACCCAAGTTCCAGATGTAGGGCCAGCAATCGTTATTGAAATAGTTGTCCAAGTATTTGCATTTGGAATTGAATATGTAAATGGATAAGAATAATTTGTTGCTGAATTTCTTAAAGAACCTCCAAATGTACCAGTTAAACTTGAATACACTTTAAATGATAGCGTTACAGTTTGTGCATTTGCAGTACCCCACGCCATATCTGCAAAGTTAAAACCTTCTATTCGTTGACAAAGTAAAAAATAATCTCCCGCAAGAATTGAGTAAGCAGATAATGATGTAATGCCTAGATAATTATTAAAACCAACTGGAGGAGTAACACTTCCAGCATTTTGTCCAATTTTAAATTTGCCTGCCGCACTAGTAATTACAAAAAATCTATCAAGATAATATGTGCCGCTAACAGCGGGGTTAACTTCAGCCCCCGCATTCCTTTGGTCAATCACCATTGCACCATTGATGATGCGGTTCTTGAAGCCGTAGTAGCCAGTTGAAGTTCCAGTGCCTCCATAAGCCTCGGCAACAGTACCCGAAGATATTGCGCTACCGCTGATGCCTGTCGAAGACGCTGTAGTCAGCATCGTGCCACTTGCCGCTGGCAAAGTAACAGTCACCGTACCCGCTACCGCTGGCGCAGATAGCGTTACCGCCCCGCTTGTATCTCCATTTACAACAACGCTTGCCATAATTTTTCCTTATTGAACGACCCAGCGTGAGCCGCTGGAAACTGTTACGACTGCTCCGCTTGCCACTGTAATTGGCCCTGCTGACATCCCTGAATATCCTGCGGCAATCGTATAACTTGTAGCCACAGTTAAGCTATTTACCACGATACCGTTGCTTGCAACAGGAACCCGTGCTTGGAATTCACCCGTGCTTGGTTTGTACAACAAGTTTGCGTTGCCGGTATACAAATTTAATGCCGTACCCGATGTGGCACTGGCAAACGTAGGATACAAATTGCTTGTCGTGCTTGTGTCATTACTGAGCGTTGCACCACCCACCGAAGTCCAAGCAGGAGAAGATCCGCTATAGCCCTCAAACTGGTTGGTTGTTGTGTTGTACCGCAACATGCCCACAGAAGGGCTTGCGGGGCGCTGGGTGGTTGTCCCAGTAGTAACCTTTAACGTAGTGACCTGCGCAAAGTCAGTACCGTTCCATGCACAAAGAATCGCAGCACCCGTAGGAATCAATACGCCAGTAGTTGCCGCACCCTTGAGAATGACATCGCTGTCAGACTGGTTGATGACCGCATATATCTTGCTCTTGGACGGTGCAATGATATTTCGTGAAACACCGGGAGAGCCCGTTGGAATAAGGATCGCGTACCGGGCTTGATTAGATGCGCCAGAACCGGTAGTGGTTAGTGTCCAATCTGCAGACAGCACACTTTGTGTGGCTACACCCGCAATAGCATCATCTGTCAGTTGAGTGATGGAGTTGTTGACAGTGTCGCCCCAAGTTCCAGAAAGTTCTCCTGTAACCGGTAGCGCCAGCCCTAAAAGTGTTGTGTATGCAGTCGTCATGGTTTACCTCAAGTTACAACTTCTTCCCAATCAGCCGTTTCAACATTCACAATGTCGGTCCAGCCGGGAGTCTGTGGGTTACTGATATTTTGCCAGTTTGCTGTTTGATTGTCATCAATATTTGCCCAATAAACCGCAATTAAAGTTCCTACCGTGCCACTACCTTGAACACCTGTCAAGACAGAAGAACGATTAAAGCCAATTGATCCAACTGATGCACCAGCCGAGTTGCCCGTCAATGCTATCAGAAGTTCCTTGACAACAGTGCCTACCGCAGCATTTGCTTGATTGCTGTTAAGCGGGACAATCACTCCACCGGGAGTTCCAACAGCAAAGTTACCCGTCAGCTCCGTAGAACTACTAGGAACAACAGTTCCCACCGAGCCCTGCCCTTGAACACCAGAAAGAAGAGCCTGTTTCCCAGCCTCTACTGCCCCCACCTGACCAGAGGCTTGAGTTCCAGTCAAAGCAACAGCAAAAGCTGAAGAAACAGTGCCCGCATTTCCCGATGCAAGGACCCCGGATAGATCTACTGACTTGCTTTGCGTAACAGTTCCAACTGCGCCTGTCGCCGCTACGCCTGACAATCCCACCAACACGGCAGAAGCAACAGTACCTACACTGCCCGTTGCTACATCTCCGGTTACTGTATTGGTATTGCTTACAGTTACCGTTCCTGTTGACCCTGAGGCCGACGTTCCTGACAAAGCAACTTCTTTGCCTTGCGTAACTGAACCAACCGATCCTGCGGCAGATACCCCTGATATTGCTACTGCAAATACGGAGGATACGGTTCCCACAAAACCGGTTGCTACATTTCCATCTTCCGTTGGGTTGTTTGTCTCAACAACATCCCCAACACTTCCCGAAGCGGAAACTCCAGATAGGGCAATAGTCCGATCAGGCGAGAGCGTACCGACGGAACCGGTCGCCTCATTCCCTGTTGGATATACCGTCCCTCCACCCCAAGGGCCGCTACTCCATGTACCGTCACCCCAGCCGAGAGACATGGACTACCCCTTAGGTGGTAGCCAAGCGCAACAAAGCGGTTGATGTGGTATTAGATGGCATTGTCAAAGTGAAAGTACCAGCCGTAATGGTCTGTGAACCAAACGTGTGGACACTGATAGCCTTGTTGGTTTGCGTTGAGTTGTACAACAACACGGTATCAAATGCAGTTGCCAAAGTCACTGTAGTGTAGGTAATTGAAGCTGAAGGGGTCCAATAAGCCACACCCGCAGTTGCTGAGGAATTGGTTGAAGTTGGAGCAGTAGCATTTGTTACCGTCACGCCGCCAGCGGTATAACCGGTGCCGGTTACCTCGCCAGTTACCGTGTACACAGTAGTCGCCGCATTAATCGTTGCCGATGTCAGGTACAAAGCCGCTTTAACAGTATCTGTGGTAGGTGATGTCAAGCTGCCACGGGATACGATGGTTGAAGTACCAAGTTGATGTTGACCAAGCATTAGCTCGCCCATGAATGAGGTACACATTGATTGAGTGTTTGCCATGATGTTTCCTTTAGCCTAAAGTTTGTGTTTCGCCGCCGCCAAAAACTGGCATCTTTTTCAACGTCACATGAGCGGAACGGTGGACAAGTTCCCCATCCAACCAATACTCAACCCATGTAGTCAGTTCATTGTCATTATCGACGGTACCTTCCAGCTTTTCAAGCAGGGAATCGTCCATTTCACCTTTTGTTGTCGTTACCAGCATTCTTTTCTCCTTAAATGATCCGAATTACAGCAGTTTCAGGATTATCTGCTGGTAACTGAATGGTGAAGCCTTGATTGGCCATTGTCTGATCAGTTCCAAAATTAAACACACCAATCGACTTGTTGCCCTTAGTGTAATTGTAGATCAACGCACCACGGGTAGTGAAATTTGCACCCGCCCAAGATGGATCGTCAAAGGTGGCATACCCCGTCCCGTTGCCCTGCTGAACAATAACATTCAATAGCACTTCTCCCCCAGCGGTGTATCCTGTACCAGATACTTCATTCGTGGTGGAATAAATGGCCGTATCGGGGCCTAAATCAGCACTGGATGTGTACAGGGCAATTTTGAGCACGTCCGTATCTAGGTCATGTATGCCCAAAAGGACTTCTCTTTTAAAACTGGTGGTAAGACCGGCTGTAATCATTACTGCACCTTGACCTTGACTTGGCCATCACGATAAGTGTCGGCCCGTTGTTTGCCATCGCCCAAGTTCTTCAGAAGCGCCATTGCCTCTTTGTACTTGACATCGTACAGCGCCATCATGTCTTGCTCACCCTTCATGAAGGTGTATGCCTCAACCAAAGACCCATACAGGAGTGTGGAATCAAAGTTGTCTCCAAGCCATGAAGTACCCGCAGTCACAATCGATTCAGGGTAGTAGTAGTAATGCAGCTCTGCTTTGTACGTCCGGTCCGGAGTTGGTCCCAAAATAAACGATAGCTCGGTCACATTGGCAGACTGTGGCCCAAAGATGGCATAGTATTTAGGCTCTGCCTTACTATTGGGGTTGGGGTACACCTCACGAATGAAGTTGACATCCTTGTCCAGCAAATACAAGTAGTCGCCTTGGAAGATGATTGTTCCAGAAACAACCCCACTATTGGCTACAGACAAGGTAATGGTTGTGCCGTTGATGATTGTTACCTGAGCACCTGTACCAATACCTGAACCCGTCACCACTTGGCCGACAGCTATGTCCGTTGCACTGCTGACGGTAATGGTGAACGCACCCGAAGTGCCCGTAGCTGTGGGAGAAGCATATGTGTACACCGCAAGAGAATAAGTAGACAAATAATCATCGGGTGCCGACAAATACTTGTTCCCTGAAGTGATCGTTCCCGTCTGATTGCGGCGCAAGTTGGCCAACTGCACCATGTTGTAGATGCGTTGCTCGGCTTGCTTTACAAAAATGGCAAGCTCCGTCGCCGTGAACGTGTTCTCGGTGTAGTCCTCAATAGCAGCAGTGAGTTGAGCGTAGTTCATGTGATCGACGTGGTTACAGGGGACAGCACACCGGCTGCCACCAATTGTTTGGAATACGGCATCGGCTGCATGCCAATGCTCGCAAACGAGGAGTCCGCAGTCAAGCCTACATAGACTGTAACGTACAAACGAGACTCTGGTCGAGGTTGATACAAGGCCTGTGGCTCCGTGATGTTTCGTTTGGGCTCTAACTGTGGATGCTTTGGCTCATAGCATTCCGTGCAAACCTTAAACCCCTTCCAATCCTTGATCAGAGCAAGCAGCTTGTACCGCTGACCGCATTGGTCACACAGTGCAATCGCAAACTTGCCTGAAGCGTAGCCCATGACTACCTATCCGAATAGGTTGGTGTCAGGAACACGCTGGCTGTGTCTCGATCTTCCGCCGCTGCTCGGGCAAATTCTTCTTCGTATAGTTGTTTCAGAATGACCATGCGATCCGGGGCCTTCTTAACAGCCAAATGGAATGCTAACGCCGCCACCAAACAAGGTAAAAACCGGAAAACAATATCTGCGGTATTGGTGTACGCTCCAGCGTTCTCAATACGTCTGATGGCGTAATACACAAACGTCCACGTCTGCGTATCGTCAGGAGCGGGGTACAGATATACCGTAGTGGGAACCGAGCGCTGTACGTAATATTGAGCAGGTCTGGACTGGGTATTCTTGTTGGGGATGTGCAGCCATTCTGCTCGGCTAATGCGGTCAATAGTGATGTCCTGCTGTGTAGACAGGCCCGCATTGGTCCGAATCACCGCCGATAAGGCGTTGACGGTATCGTCTGGCAGGTTGTATTCATACACCCCGGGGGTCAGTACCTGCTGGCGCTGCTCAATCGTCCAAAGGTTTAAACCACGGTTGGCCCACTCAGCAAAAATAATGTTGAGCGACCGCAACGCCGTTTTCATGTCGTAGCCAGCCCTGACCTCTATGCCACAGCGTTCATACGCCTCGGCAATCAGATCATCAAACTGAAGATCAAAGTTGGCTACGCCTGATGTGGTCATGGATTAGCAAATTTTTGCTGTACGAGCACGCGCAGCACCAACGCCACGCACTTGAACTTCCTGAGAGCCGCCGCCACCAATTTTGCCACCTTCGGCATAGCCTCGTTTAGCAATGCCCTGACCGCGCATTGCTGCGCCGCCGTTTTTCATGCCCATCATGCTCTTGTCCATCATCATGTCTTTTTTAGAGCCTTCTTTTACGCCTTTTTTTTCAACATCTTTTTTAGACATTTCAAATTTTTTCATTTTTGGAGTCATCTTTGCCATGGTATCACCACCCTTTTGAAATTTTTTGCCTTTGCTGGCCTCACTGAAATCCATCGCCACAGACTGTGGGATGCCAACTTTTTTTGCAAATGCTGGATTGTGTGCTGCCGCATCCATCAATCGTTTTTGTTTAAGAGATTTTGCTGGCATTTTTAACCCTTAGCTTGAATAAGTTGATCAATTTTTGCTTCAAGCCTATTAAACCGTTGGTCAATATGATCAGTAACTCTTTGAACCTCTGCATTGGTTGCGTAGTCACGGGCAATCTCCTCGCGAGTTATGTTTAAAAGTCTTTCTACCCGTTTGATATCTTCCAGTTTTTCACGAACAAAAAACCATACAGCTCCCATAATAAGGGATAACGTGGCTGACCATATTGTGTTGATGTCCATCAGCATTTCCATTTTTTAAGGCTTTTGTTGATTCGGCTATTCGGATCTTTTGCTGTCTTCTCGCTTGTCAGTTTGCTCTTCATGCCCTCCATTCGGGCACAAAACGACTTCTTTCTGGCTCCGCCTTCGGGCTGAGGAGGCTTCAGGTTCATGCCCTGCTTTTTGGCAGAAGCCCGACCCTTGGCATTTAAACCACCGGTCGGGCTCTTGCCCTCTTTCCTCTGCCAAGCTGGCGTTTTAGCCATTTCAGTACATCTTGCACTTGGTTTTGCCGCGAACAGCAATACCATCGCCACGACCAGAGGAAACAGTTCCGCCATCCTTAAATCTAAAACGAGATCCAATTCCTGCGACTCGATTTAGGGAAGGGGCTGCCGCACCAACAACCGACTGAGGTGGGTTGTTTTTAGCTTGCTCTGCCAGTTTTGTCAGCCGTCCCACAGGGCCTCGAACAGCTGCTTGAACCGCAGGAACAACATTTTGTATAGATCTTCCAAAAGGCATGTTCGTCCCCTTATTAGTACATCTTGCAAGGCTTGTTGCGGGCCATGCCCACGCCGCGAGGAGAGAATGAGCTAGAGGGCTTAGGGCCGCTCTTGCGAGCAACCTGTTTTGGACCACCCTTACCCATGTCCTGCTTGTTGGCACCGGGCTGAACTTCGCCTTGGTACTCAGGAATTGACATTTTTGCTGCACGTCCCATGATGGACTCCTTATCCGTAGAAAATGTTTGTTGCGGCTAAATTCGACATTTGGGCGTAAATTCCGTTGTAGGCCACTACGCCGTCGCCCGGAATAAGACTGACGTTGTTGAAATTGTCCCCTGCTGCCACATCAAATGTCATCAGCCAACGACCAGAATACACCATTGCTGCGCCAGCGGTAATGCTGCCGGAGTTGATGTCTGTGATAGTAAACGTATTGGCATTTACCCTAGTAACTACATAATTACCGTTTGTAGCTGTGCCCCCTGTACCAGCGGCAAAATCCGCGCCAATTGCATCCCCTGTGGAGAGGCCATGGCCGGTTGAAGTAATGGTTACCGTAGTGCCTGATCTGCCGTAAGTTGCAGTGGTTACTGGCGCAGTCATGGTATCAAACAGGCTCACATACCCAGCAGTTGCAGTGCCCGTGAACGAGATTGCTTTAACACGGGCCCGCCCAGTGACAAGAAAGCCACTGCTGTTTATGTGCGCCTGTTTTACGTCATACTGAAACATAATTAATCTCCTTTAAAAGCGAAGCTAAAGCCTCTGAGACCAATTAGGCTGTACGGGTAAACACGTAGGCCGTTGCGCTAGAGAACATGATAGTGAAACGAGCAAGGCCGGTTACACCAGCAGCAACTGTCAAATCACCAAAACTAGTAGCAGAATCAGCAGCGGCAGTAGACAAAATGCCGTTGACTGCAACAGCAATAGTTACTGTGCTTGCGCCGCCGGTGTTGTCAATGTACAGGTCCAACACGGTACCTTTGGTAGCGCCAATAGCAGCGCCAAGCAAGGTGCCTGTGGGCAATGTGATGGTGGTGGCGGCGGCTGAAGTGGATGTGATGTATCCAGTTGCGACCTGTGCAGCGGTGGCCGTAGCCGTTGCATTAATCGCGGCTTTTGTAGGGTGGTTTTGATCAGTGAAGACCAGATTGGTAGTTGTCAAATCGGTGACGCTGGTGGAAGCGCCAAACGTACCAGTGACAGTTACTGCGCCAGTAGTGGCACTTTTTGTGATCGATTGAAAGCCGTTCTGTGAACGAACTGGGCCGTTAAATGTGGTATTTGCCATGGTTTTTCCTTACATGCAAGTGGTGGCGTATCTGTCTGCATGTCGTCAGCCGGGACTGTCAGATACACCGGGAAATCCCGGAATACGCTCAATATACACCCTTTGTGTAGAATGTCAATATGCCTTATAAAGATCCTATCAAAAAAAAAGAAAAGCAACAGGAGTATGCCAAGAAGCATTACGCCAACAATAAGCAAAAGGTCAAAGACGCTACTAAAAAAACAGACAAAACTTTCAAGCAAAAATGGAAAGAATTTAAAGCTACTCTGTCCTGCCTTGAGTGTGGAACCTACCATCCGGCAATTCTAGATTTTCACCACATAGACCCGGAAATGAAGAATGACAGTGTACATAAACTTGTACAAGCCAAGAGCTATAGAAAGGCATTGGAAGAAATTGAACAGTGCATAGTGTTGTGCTCAAACTGCCATAGGGTTTATCACTATAACGAACGCCATTTGAAAAAAGCTGCGCATAAAAAATGAATGATGAGTGGGGGCCGAAGCCCCCACTCAAATTACTCTTCTACGCGAGTAATAACGTAGTGCGTTACTGTGCTGGGTTCCTCAGCCTCGTCTTCTGACTCGTCTTCGTCTTCGTCTTCGTACTCAAGGTACTCTACAAAATCATCAGACTCTTCATCGTAAACATACCAAGTATCGGTATCCTCATCGTACCAATACCAAGCATCGGTTTCTTCGTCGTAAACGTACTCTTCGTCTTCGCCAAACTCAACGCCTTCGTCTTCGTCATTTTGGTTGGCAAGAAACTCGTCGGTAACGTCATAGTCAACAGCCCAGCCGTAGTTCTTTTGGAACTCGATAAATTCTTGGATGATTTGTGCTTTTTCAAAATCATCTGTTTCAATGGTCACTTTATCTGTATTCCAATCCCAATCGCCAATTTCAATTTCAAGCTTATACATAAAAAACTCCTTTAATTTGGTGCAACCCTATGCTGCAAAATAATCCTACGGAGTCTTTATGACTGTTGCAAGGCTAATAAAAAAGGGCCCCTTTTGAGGGCCCCCATTTGGTTACTTAAAACCAAATTATCATCAGGTCGAACCTGAAGAACCGTAGATGCCGCGTGGGTCAGACCAGCCAAAGCTGTAACGCTCGCGGGCCTTATAACGCACGTTACCAGTGTCAAAGTCGCCTTCAAAAGCGGTTTTGATTGGTGAGCGCTGGAACATCTTCAAGCCGTTGGGCGCGTCGGTGATCAAAAACCAAGCGTTAGTGTCTGTCAAGAAGTGGTTGACAGCGTAACCTTCGGGAATCAAGCCCATGGACTTGATCGCGTTGATATCGTTGTCAGCGCTTGACGTACGCAAAGTGCTCTTCATCAGGCGTTCAGCGGTGAACTGAAGTTCTTTAGGAACGATCATCTTACGGGCAGTCAGAGCGACCTTCAAACCACGTTCGTCGGTGAACGCTGCGATGTCGATGATGCCTTGCTCTAAGGAGGTTTCGTTCAAATCAGCCTGTGTTGCAGGCGTATTGGCGAAATTGGGACCCAGAGCTGTAGGGTGAGCGGTAGAACACAGAGCAACACCGTCGCCGCCAGCATAAGCGCCGCCGGTGAAAGCATTGTTCAGGACGTTCGCGCCCTTGACCTGCTTGGTTTGAGACATGGAACGAGCCAATGCCTTGGTGTAGCGGCCAGAGAGACGGTCGTAGAGGTTATCTTCGACAGCTTCTTCGGTCAACGCAAACGCCATGGCGATGGTTTCGTGGGTGTAGCGAGCAGTGAACGATTCCAAAGCGGTATCGTACTGAACACCAGCGCCCTCAGTCTTCACTGGAGCAGTGCCAAAACCGGTCAACATTACCTCTTCTTCAAACGCACGGTCAGAGGTTTCGATGTCGAAAATCTCTTCATGTTCGTTTTCATAGCGGTTGTATTCCATGCCAAACAAGGCATTTAAACCGGGCTCAAGTTCCTTAACGAGTTGTGAACGTGTAATTGCCATGATTAAGCTCCGTCAGATGCAACACCGACGCTACCGTACTGGTGTTGATTAAGTTTCACAACCACTTGTGCATAAGTGCCTAATTCGTTGTCAACAGTGGCGGACAAGCCAACAATCTTGAACGTTAATGCAGCAGTTTTTGCAATCGAAGAGGAACTGAGAGTACCGTTGGAAATACCTGTGGTGGTGCTTCCTGTGGTAGAGGCTGTGGGATCAGCATTCTTGCCAATGTTGGCTTGAGTAACTGAACCATCAGCTTGGACCAAGAATAACTGGTTTGGATCATCGATAACTTCACATTCGATGATGCCAGAGGTGATGTCCACGCTACCGGGGTAGAAGTTTTTCCAAGTCGGCTTGCCTGCGCGAGTTGGGTCGTAGTACTGGCAGCCATTGAATACGCCTGTGGGGGCAGCATGCGTAGCAGCGTCGTACTTGATGATGTAACCATCATACAGAACGACTAAGTCGCCCTGATAAATGGCTCCGGACTGGTTATCCGCGATTTGATAGCCGTATTGCTTCTGTGCACCAGTAGCAGACAAGTTACCAAGCGGACGCAGACCAAAAGGCTTATTTGTATTTGCCATTTGAAGCTCCTAAAAAGTTGTGGATACCGATAATTATCGGGGTCCGAAAGTCGTCCGTGAACTTCTCTCGGGATTCTCAATGCGCATTGTAGAGTGAGCGTTTTCTCGCATCATCTCGTTATCCACAGCAGTCATCTGGTCACGGGCCTTTTGGCGGAAATAAACATCACGTTCTTTTGCAGTTTCCAAAGGAATTTTGGCAAGGAGCAGGCCCCCAACCGAAATAACTCCGGCATGCTTTCCTTCCTCAATGGTAGGAAGCATGTTTTGATATTCCTCAGGAACATCTTCCAAGCGCACAAGCTCATAACCCTCGCGCAAGCTGCTATAAACATTTTGTTTATCCAAGAAACCGTTGACTTCTGCACGAATCCAACGGTATCCATACCCCTCAGGAGGCGGTGGTGTATCCAAGCGTGAAGGTGGTTTCCATGGCTTGCGACGCTCTTCTTTTTCGCGGGTTGAAGCCGCACGTGAAGCTCTATCGATTGTGATTTTTTCGCTCATGATTACTCCTTAACGTACTTGGCGTATTCCTCAATCGGAACACCCAGTTTCTTTGCAATGGCAACCTGACTCGGCGAAAGCCGAACAGTACGGCGCACGTTGTTGATTCCCGAACTACGGGTTGCAGGTGCAACAGCGGGTGCGGAACGCTGTTGTCTGGTTGGTTGGGCAGAGCTACGGCTCTGAAACTTGTTCGGAAACTCTTCTTGGAGTCTACGATCCAGTTCAGTATAGTATTCATCCGAATTGGGGTCAATACCTTCTTGACTGACCATGGTTTCGTGAATACCCCATGCAGCATAGGTCAGCACGCGGTCTTGGCCAAACCAAGGATTACGTTCTGCCCAATCTTCTGCCTGTGGGCTTGGACGAGCGGCTTGTTGAACGGGCTGTTGGACCGGAGCTTGTTGCTGAGGCTGTTGTCTGTATGTCTCAACCTGTTGCCCCTGCTCTTGCAGCCATCCTGCCACCTGACGTTGCTCGTACACAAGGTCCGTCAGGCGCTGATTTGCTTCGGTTTCGGTGTCAATGTCACCTTCTTCGCGAGCTTTGCGGATGATGGCCTTGAGCGTAGCTTGCTGAGTCTCCAGACGGGTCTTGGCTTCGTTCAAGCGGCTGTAGTCTGTATGTACAAGCTTTTGCTGAAGCGACTGGGTCTGTGTTTGCAGGCCTTTGGCGTACTCAATTGCAGCTTGTTCACGGCGCTCGGCCTCCCGCATGCGGGCGGTGAGCTTGGAGATACGCTTTTGGACGTTATCGCTGATAGTTTCCAGCTCTTCACGATTAGATTGCGTATCAATGGCAACGGCAGGGGTTTCTTGGACCTCTGCATTGCCTTCTTCGTTGATGGAGATGTCTGTGGCAACTTCATTTTCGCCCAAATCAAACTCCAACTGGCTATCCGGTACTGTTGCTGTTCCCATTTATTACCTCACATGTGCAGAATGTCTTCTGGGTCGTTTATAGTGGCCAAGATCTCGTCATCGTTGAGAATTCGGATCTCTCCACCGTCAATGGCCATACGCGCACCCGCGTAGCGGCCAAAAATGATCCAATCCCCCTCCTTGCACCAAGCGCCGGTGGGGAACTTGCCTTCGTCTCTGTAGGCCAAGGGCCCAACAGACAAAACATATGCACAAGTGGTTGTAAGCTGCTGGCGCTCAAGGGTTTGGTCGGCCAATTCGATGCCCCCCTTGGTTTTGCGTGCGCCACGGTAGGGAAGAACGATTAAACGCCAGCCGGTGGCCTTGGGAAGGTGTTCCCTGATGTTTGCTACCTGATCATCGTGATCTTTTCGGGCTGCTGCGGACGCTGCTGCGTCTGCCACGGCATTTGCTGCCGCTTGGGCGGCTTCTTCTTCCGCTTCTTGTGCCCATTTCTGTTCCAGTGCAGTAACTTCTGTCATGTATGGTCCTCAAAGATTGGGATTTTTGTTGAGAAGCTCTTTTACTGCCTCTTCAACAAACCGAAACCCCTCAAGACGGCCCATCAGGAACTTGTACTGCTCCATATCCCGTATTCCACCGCTCAAAATCGACTCATGCGTCTCCCTTTGGAGGCGACGAACGGAAGATAGAACGGTTTCTGCAAATTCAAGCATGGATTACTCCAATGAAGCAGACAGTTTAGGCCCCTGTCCGAAGGGTGTACTCACATTATGCATGCAATTACGCGATTTTTACCTTGTTGAACGCATCTTTTCGATAAACGTACGTAACACCAGATGGTTTTTTACCACTTGGAGGTGCTTTTGGCACATGTTTTTTTGTTTTCTGTGCCATTTTTGGCATTACTTTGGGCTTGTTACGCATTTTGAGCTCCTTGGTTGGCCGTTTTAGCGGCATCCGCTTGCATTTTCTGGGCGGACAACATTAACTTAGCTTGGCTTTCCTGTTGGTCAGCTTGTTCTTTTTGTTGAGAGAGTTGCAACTTAGCTTGATCCACGCCAAGTCTAGCCTGATCGTTCTTTGCCGACTGTTCCAGCTCTTGTTTCTTCAACGCAATCAATGGATCTTCCTGATTACCCGACAGCTTCTCTTGCAACTGCTTGACCTCTTGGAAACCTTGAGCAACCTTTGTAGCAATCATTGCTTCGCGCTGCAATGAGGACACTGTTCCATCGGGATCAGTACCGTACTGTTTGAACAATTCGGCTTCCGTATCCTCTTCAGCTTTCAAGCGAATGTGATCAAAAATGTGCTTTTGCAGATTCACTGCAACATTGGGCATACCTTGCATCATGGGGGACATACCAAACAAAATGTGCGTCATGATGTGCGCATCGTGTTGCTGGCCAGCAAATGCTTTAAGTGGTGAGCCGTCCAAAGCCTGTGCGTTTTCGCTTGCAGGATCCTTTGGTTTATCCACATTCTGTGTGTTCAATATCTGGTCAATATCGCGCACACCAATCGCTTCGTACATCCTGCGATAGGCTTCGTACATGTTGTGCATCTGTGGAGCGCTTTGTGCCAGTTGCAACTGGGTTTGCGCCATGGTGATGCGTTGAGCAATTGAGAAAATGTTGGGGTCAGAAACAGGCAATACATCGATGCGGTCATCAAAGTCTCGCTTCTTGATGACGCGGCTCTCTCCGGGGACATCGTAAGGGTACTCGTCAGGCAAGTATTCAGCAAAGCCCTTGGCGAGCAGTTGAAACTCCAGCTTTTGGCTGTAATGCAATCGCTTATGGATGGCCGACATGACCGAGCTGCCCTTCTCAAGCAAAGCAATCGTCGTTCCCACAGCAGCGTTTTGATTGCTGTCGCCAACTTGCATGTCAGAGATACTGGCCATGCGCTGACCGGCCTGCACACAGAATCCAAGCAGTGCCATAAGCGTTTGGCTGGGCTCTTTGTAGGGCAGTGGCAACAAAGATGATTGCAGCTCCATACCGCCCGCATCCATGTCGCGCCATTCACCCGGCTGGATTGGCACGTCATCGTTCATGATCCGTGCGCCCTTGGCCTTAAAGCCCGCTGGCAGATTCACCAACGTACCAGCATCAAGCAGTTGTTGCAGTGCGGCAGTAGCGGTCTTGGACAGGTTGCCAACCAAGTGCAAGAAGCCAAGGCCATAGGCTCCGGGTCCTTGTACAAGGCGGTAGTGGATGTAGTATTGTCTGCGTCTAAAGAGCTTGTCGCCCTCTCTCCAGTTGCGACGAATACCAACGACATCGCCAGTGTTCTCGTCCAACGTGATGATGTAAGGCAACGCAATACCTGTGACTTCGCCGTTCTCGTCCTTGTGCTCAAAGCCTTCCAAGTCGTAATCCAACTGGAACTCAAGCAAGCTGATTTCTTCTTCCTCGGCATTGGGTGACATGCCCATAGCCTTGTCAACAGCCTTCTTGATTGTGCTCTGGCCGTTGTCATTCAGGGATTGGGGCTGGGCTTCATCCAAGTATTGACCACGGACAACTGCTTTCTTGTAATCGTTGGTGGTCATCGGAACGCGGTGAATAATGCGCTCGCATTCGCTCATAACAGAGCTGCCCCAGTACGGGATATACAAGTTGTCTGGCAGCACCAAAGCGCTTACCATGCGGCCCTTGTTTTCGTCGTAGTAGACCTTCTTGAAAGTTGAGCCGCCGTAGCCGGTGTAGAACAAAAGCTGATCAAAGTCCGGGGTGTACTCTTCCATCACCGAAGTGATCTGGTAGTTCATGAAGTCACGAACGCGGTCGGCTTGCATGAGCTTCTCGCGTGTTTCCTTGCCCAGTACCTGCGTGCGCACGGGACCTTCAGAGGGCAAGAGTTCCTTCAGTGCAGTGGATTGGAATTGGACAATGCTCTCGGTCAACAAGGGGTGGCTCACGCCGCTTGCGCCCTTGAATGGCTTGGTGCGCTCTTCCATGGTGAAGCCCAAGAGCTTGATGCCCTTGCTGTACTGATCTTCCCAATCCTTGCGTGAAGAACGATCAGCATCAAACAACAACATCAAATCGCCGCTGATCTTGCCCAACACATCGCTGTCAATGACATCGGCCAAATTGGCATCAAAGGGCACATCTTCATCGTCCTCTTTGCCGATATTTACCAGCAAATCGCCTGTCTCGGAATCGAATTGAATCTCTACATCAGGCAAGTTCTCAGGAGCTTCCTGTGATTCAACTTCAATATCTATCCCTGCGTCGGGGTAGTCATCGCCTGTGATGCGTTTTTCGATGGGCATGTTGTGTCCTTAAATGTATCGGGCAGTGCTGGGTTGACGTTCTACCATACCACCCATTGCGCGTCCGGGAGGAGAAAGAGGGCGGAGCAAACGCAAGCTTGCTTCTTGCAAGATATTTTCGCCTTTGTTTTTATCCGCGTACAAAGAGCCATCATTCAAGCTCTTCATGAACTCACGTAATTGATTAACCTGCTCTGGGCTTAAGCCGCGAGATAACACAGGAAGAGATTCATCCAAGTTGATCATGTTGATGCCATCAAGATTGGCAACCGCTCCCCAGTCTTTACTCTTGACAAAGTCTTGGACTTCTTTCAAATATTTACGGGAATTTGGATCCTTCATCAAATCCCGTGCATTGAATTGACCTTTGATTTCGGTGATGCGCTCTGAGTTGTCTTGTGCTCTTGCCCATACTTGATATTCTGGAGTGGCTTGAATCTGCTCTTCAGGTAGGTAGTTTAAGTTGCCATGCTTATTTTGAAAGTTGGTGATCTGGTCATAGTCCATATGCT